CCGGCAGGTCGTAGCTGAGAACTATTCAAATTTCTCCTCCCAAGACTGAGCCAACTCCTCATAGCTCTTATCAAGGTACTCAGTGTATATGTTGTGGGCCGTGGCCGCTCTCCTTAAGTCTGCGCGCCACTTTTCATATACTAGTTCTCCATGAAGGAAGGTTTCCAGCAGCATGGTAATAATAGAACAAACAGCTAACTCTTCAAGCTCGCCCTTTCCACTCACCATGTGACCCATCTTTTCGATGGAATCCATATGCAAAGCACCCACTCTCACACCTAAGCGTGGGTGATAAACACTCTTCCTTTTTAGAAAATCAATGAGGTTACGGTCCATCATCTCTGGGGGATCATCACTCTTGGCTGCATCAGTAATTTTCATTCCAATGCTACTAAAGTATTTCTCCCTCATTGAAAATTTTGTAAACTCACGCACCTCCGGCCTTGATCCTGCCTGGCCATCATCTCCATAAGTGATGATGCGCTCATTATCTCTGTAGCAACCTAAGGCTTCAAATCTCTCCTTACCCAAATGTTGCATCCCGTTGATGTAAAAGGCTATGCGGTTGTGCAATGAATTCTCGATTGAATTCCCGTAAACAGTCACTGAATTTCCAGACGACCATAAAAAACAAGATATGATAGTGCCATTCCAATTGATGATAGGGTTCCGTAATTCATCAGCAATAGCATCCATAATATCTAAATCCTCCCCAGAATAACCAAATGCCTCTGCAATTCTCCTCATTATGTTAAGAGAGGCTATCATGACGTCGAGGCTCCTCCGCAAATCGTACTTGGAATAGTCCCAATCAACCATCATGTTGTCCGTTGCCAGTTCTTGAACGTATTGCATGGTCATCTCCCACTCTGGACCAGCGCAATTAATCCCAACTGCGCATTCAGATAAATGCGGGTGACGTGAAATGAACTCAATTATTGGTAAATAGTACTGACGCACGACCAAAGCAAATAGACACTCAAGGATGTAAAAAATTCTAACTTTGTCTGAATCAGCTTCCACTACCTCGTCCTTCAGGCACGTCTTAGTCCACACGCCATACTTCTTTCCAGACTTGAAACATGCGATCATCTCATTAAAATGAGCTAATGCTTTATCGGTCAACTTGTATTGTTTAGCGCTTGAAGGCAATGGTTGTATTTCTTCAAAAAGATCGCTGTACATCTTGGCTCCAGCTCCAGTTCCAATGGGACCTATTGCTGAGTGCATATTCACAATCTTCATGTATATTGCTTCAGGTATACCATTTACCATTTCATGTAATGTGAGAACCCTACACAGTTCAGGGTACTTCCTACGATATTCTGGTATCAATTCAAGTAACGGAGACAAATAATCGCTCACTGCCCATCGCATGGCATCTGGTGGCACTTCCCATGCGCCCTCAGCCAACACTCGTAATGCTTTGTTATGAGTTTCCCAGGGTCTCTTCATACTGGGAGCTTTCCAACGGCAAGGCTTACACAATTCATCCTCGAGAAATTGGCTTATTAGTGAACGCCGAACTTTTGAACGATATCTAGGCAACACAGTATTATTTCCTATTATCTCTATACCGTGATGCGAAGGTAAATCATCAAATCCTTTCGTTGCTGGGTGCGGTGGTCCAAATGTTTCCACGAGTCGATACCCCAATCGTTCTTGCGGGACAACACCTCTCTCTGGCATACTTATGTAATCGGGATCGGTTTTCAAAATTTCCAAGTAATCTGTATAATCTTTCCTCGACACCTCTTGGGCGTTACCATACTTCCGCATCAATCCATGATCACCTGAGACATGAAATCCCAAAATAACACCCTTTCTCACAACGGGGGACCCACAAGAACCAAATGTGGTGCGTTTGGAAGGATAAGTGACTCCTCTTCCACAATCAACACCTCCACAATCTATGTTGTCCCTATAACGAGCAGTGACTGTTTCAGGCTCTACCACGAACTTGTCACCCTGAGGAACAAAATGCAACACTCTAGCAGAATGGTAGTCGTTAGCTGAATTCACTGGAAGAAATTGTGATAAATCATGTTTCATCTTGGGACTCCTCGGAACCTTTACAATCACTATATCTTTGCCTTCCATCTTCCTCAAAGATTGGGAATAAATGCGGACTTTCGTTTCGAAACCATTACTGTCGATATACAAATCGGTGATTGGTTGGACTTTGTCTACGAGTGGATTGGGTTTAAAGAAATGCCTAGGTAACATAAGTAGTCCTGTGCGTATCCACACGCCACAAACAAAACTCTTTTCTTCACCAACAGTGGCCGTCACTCTGCAAAGATTTTTACCAATTATCTTCTCTGTGGAATCAAGTGAAATGCTGGCATCGGCTGAACTCCTTGGTGAGGTGCGAGAAAAGAAAGAAAATGAATTCCATTCCTGTGCTTCAGATCCTTCACGTGTTAGTCCGGCTTCTGGGTTGCCTTTCCTTATTATGTTCCAAATTGAAACTCCGCAAAGAATGCAACCCATAACGCCAAGTGCAGTGGGTATCGTGCAAAATTCTGATGCATGGCGTCTACTCTTTTCGAGTATCCTATTACGCAACTCAGGGTCACTAGCAGCCATCTTTTTCAGCCTATTCAAGCGTGACTCAAAACCCACAACTCTACGTATCCACATGTGGAGGAAAAAGAGAATAAAATACATGGTTGACATTGTTAATGGAAAAGTCCACCATGTAATTATTTTTCTCTCAAGAATCAAGTCTATTTTGATCTCCTTATAAAACCACCAGTAATGTAATTTTCCTAGCCATCTCTGGTATGAATAGAGATCAATATAGTAGTCATTGAAATTCATGTAATTGACTGTTGTGATTCCTCGCTTCATGTAGTAATCGCGGTTTTCGAACACTTCTTTCGACCATTGAGGGAAAAGTGGGATAGGACCAAACTTATTAACGATTCTTTCTCTGTACACTGGCATTTCCCACTCCCTTGGCCTGAAACGGTGCTGCTGGTTAAGAAACATACCATGTCGTTTGAACCATATACCAGCACCTTCCACAGAAAACAACAACATACTCAAGAAAACAAAAATGATACTTGACCACGTAAAGCTCCTTTTAAGAAGTGTGGGAATAGGTAGGAAAATTTGATTCTCCGCAGCTACAAATCGCAAATATCTATTCTTCCAATCGCCTAGAACAGTCGTCTGTCCATCGCGCTGTAACCAATTCTCGGGGATGAGGCTCAAGGTTTGAGTCATAGCTCCTTCGGGAAGCCGTCCGATCTCCTCAATCACGGCTTCACGTAAATACCCTTGAGTAGAAGAATCAATAGACCAGAGCCATTTCATCTTACAAAAGGGATTAATATATGGAGCAATGGCAGCTTTCCCAAATTGGAAAGCTGTATCCGCAACGAAACCAACAACTCCGCTTTCAGGTATTGAACGTGGATCTTTCTCATTGCAACGTTTGCACAGCCGAGTGGTACTATCGTATTCGCAGAAATTGCCGAATGGTCCTAAGGCTTCACTTTTAGAGCAACGATGTGTACCTGCTGCTCCACTTGTGACAGACGCAGCGACTTTAGTCATATCATCGAAACTGATCTGAACATCGTGAGATTCACATTTGCAAAAATGGGCCAGACGTTTACATTTCAAACATCCAGCTTTCTTTTTCGACTTCCTTTCTGCCTCTATCCGATCTTCTGACTGAAAATGCTCTATTGCCAAATGTCGGAGCAAATCCATAAAGACATCTGTCTCCATATTTTTGCTATCACCACCAGCGAATTGAAAATATTTCCTTTTCTTGTGTCCTGTTTCATCATAGATAATTTCATAAACATCGAAAAGGTGGTAGCGATTTGATCCATCTTGCTTCCGAGTCTCAAATCTTCCATCAGCATCAGCATACTCGGGCTTAACACGCATGTGTACAGAAGTGTAACGTCTGCACCATGCACCAGGTGTTTTGGCCACGTGTATAAAGGGTTCCTCCGTATTTCCTGTTGAAACCACGCTTACGTGTTGGCAGGTGATTCTAGCTTTCTCTTCAAGCTTTGATCGGTTCGGATGGTATGGAACCGGATCGACGAGTGCAAGTGACAAATTGTAAGCTTCTTCGAGCGACTTTGCATAATTCTCCTTGATCGGACAAGTTTCATTCACAGTAATACATTGAGTACTGTTTGTCAACTCGTCAAAAAATTTTGCAAGGAGATTTATTTGTGCATTGTCACTCGGTCTGTATGCAGTACCTCGAGCTACACAATGTTGTTCATGAATATCGTTCGTGATGAAGGATTTTCCAACTTTCGGAAGACCCCACAGATGTATACCTCTAGCAACCTTGACGGCATCTACCTTAAGGACCAAATCCTTTATATTGTTATAGAGCACTCCAACGGAATGCACCAACGTAGAGGCTGCTAGTGTGGTAAACTTATCTCTATCAATCTTACACAAATCAGTGAGAGTCTTATATACCGTGGAAATCTCAATAAACTTCAATTGCCTCTCCTCTGAGGTGGACTTACCATCTCGCATCGCATCAATATACCACTGGTTAATCTCATAATACTTTGAATGGCATTTAGCCAAAGAACCTGAATTCAAGTATAGTGGTTTTAATGATCTTTGCTCAAAGCAAGCCAGACCGACGGTCGAACTCCAATTATAGAGTTTGACAATGTGATCGATCAAGTCCACAGCATCTATCTTATCGGCTGTGGCGTGTTCAATGATTTTTGTCTGCAAAGGGTGACTGAATTCAACATTCTGAATCTTGCATGTAAAGAAGGCAAAGGCCGTTCCTACCAAGTAGGAAATGTGTTTAGTAAAAATGCCCTTCTTCAATGTGTCCCAGATAGCGACTGTTTGTGTTGAGAGATTTTCTGGGTGACTGGCATGCTCTAACGCAAAAGCTCCTCCGAATTCCTTACCTTGAAGAATTTCTGGTATTTCTGCTTGAGCTACATAATTGTTGAGCAAGTCATGCAGTCCCATAATCACACCGCCATCCAAACAAGCGTCCAGAAAGGCAATGCAACGGGTGACTACGGATGTGAGATTGGTGTCTGAATTCAAACCAACAGCCAAAAAGGATAGTTGGGTAAGAACTTTAATACTTCTCTGCACTGTACCTGATGTGAAATTTTTCTCCAAATTCTCTCTTACATCATTGAGTTGATGTCCTAAAGTCGACTTCCGAGTCGATAAATCCAATTCAGAATTATCGTCAACTTCAGGGGGGTTGTGCATCATCTGCAGTTCTGGATCAATCAGAACTTCTTGCACAGGTGAGCTTTCTGAACCAGTGCTTCCTGACTCCGGCTCCGACATTTTGCACAACAATTCGGCTGCTTCCGCGATTTCCGAATCATTGTGCAAAGGGCGAGGTAAGTTCTCATCGCCAAAGTGTACCTTTATAAGGATTCCATCTTCATCGTAGTGCTCAACAAAATACGAAAAATGTTTCTTGGTTTTCGTATATAATGGAGTGACAGTGCAACAAACACAATTACTCAAATTGTGCGTGCAATAGTTCAATGAAAATTTCTTCCATGACCTCATTTCGTGAAGAGGGGGGGGTTTTGTTACCGGTCGTGGTACGATCTCGACCGAAACATTTTGTGTCTCAATATTACCTTTTGAATGAGACGACGTGCGATCATCACACCTATTGTAGGTGTTTTTGTACTTTAAATTAAAAGTGGTTTGGCTCGCGTTGGTGTTTGGGCTGTTAGTAACAATAAGGCTCAGTTGATCCTGCGCGGGCGATTAGCCCTACTAATAACGCAGGCCCATGTGGTGCGTTTGAAACTGTAAAGCTTTGAAGCCTTGAACTTTGAACAGTTTATCCCATTAAACCCAAAATACGGCTCTACATGCACCGATGTATAAGCTATTAATTGAGAGTTTGATTCAATTTAGAAATTACTTTTCAGATTGGTCTGTACCACTCTAGTCATCTGTATGTGACTCATCAATGGCCTGCGTCTCCACTACGCATCTAAGAGTTGCCGCTTGGCAAACCGGAAGCCCAAAATGGGCCGCCCTCCGGGAGTTCGTAATCTTAGTCGGATAATCTCTTAATCGATTATCTGGGGGTTCCTTAAATTTGTTGACCTCATTAGAGATCCTCGGGCATTCAAAGGTGTGTGCTCGAAAATGAGAGACTTTATAAGGCGTCTCTACTCGTACCATCCCATTGCTGGGTCTGAGTTAACTGATCGTTTAAACTCGGGGTCATGTCGTTGATTACGACGATAGATCTATCAGAAGGGATTGATCAGTATACCTTTGTTTTTGTGTTTTCATACCATATAGGTGCACGGGTTTACGTTAAAATTACAACGCGTACCGTCCTTTTGACTTTTCCTAGCTCTTGAAAACACGTGAGCTTTCTATTGTATATTTACTATCGAACTACAATGATAAATGTTGATAGCAGGTTACGATGAACAGGCACTTTCGCCTGAACAAAGAGATAAAGGTGTCCTTTCCTGGTTGAATAAGATTTACTTAGAAATCACAAGTTAGTTAAATTATGAATATGCTTAACAAAAAGATTGTATCACAGTGATTCACACAAAACATCCAAGTGATCCCATCATAGGGATCTTACTACATTACCAGCACTTACCTAG